TTGCCGTTGAGGATCATCTTTACACCTTGCCTTGCAGAGCTTCGGTGACGCGCCCCTGATTGACATGGAACAGGGCGGCGACGTGCTTGACGGACGCCCCCGGGTTTTCTTCTAGGTAACTCCGGATGTAGTATGCCAGTTCAGGGGTCAGCACATCGCTTTCGACCTTGGCCCGGCGCGGTTTGACGGTCTCTCGGGTCATGTGTGCCAGCGCGTTCTCCGCCATCAGGATCGCTTCCTTGATAGCTCTTTCACGCTCTGGCCCCGTCACGTCGGGTCCAAGCGCCTTGCTGAGCCCCTCTAGCTGCAGCCGCAACACCTTACGCGCCCACGGAATGTCGCTGCTCATTTGCCAAGAGCCCCCCGCTCCAACGCTGCAATCCGGTCCTCGTGGCTCTTGAGCAGCTGATGCAGGCGCAACCACGCCTGAATGTCATCATCAGCGCTGATGCCGAGCTCCTTCTGAATTGCCAGCTGCTGGCTCTGCCGAGCCCAACGCAGTTCGCGCTCCATGTCGGCTTCATGAACGACAACAGCTGCAGTGCCGCCAAACATCTTTCTCCAGAGCCAATCGATCATTTCCGCAACCCTTCCCGCGCGATCCGCACAATGCGCTTCACGGTGGCGTTGCTGGTGGGCTTCTCCTCCGCGACGATGTCCTGCAGCGCGGTGTTTAGCTTGTTGGATCGGTCCATAAGACGGCGCACCTCTCCCTGCAAGTCCGTGTTGTGGCGCTCACTGGCGTAAAACCAACCTGCCTCCACGTCCAGCTTTTTACGCAGCCGCCTGATCTCTTTCCACGGGTTCCAGATCATTCTTACCTCCTAGTTCACGGTCATGGTTTCTTGTTCGCGCAGCACCCAGTCGCTCTCAGTGGCGATCCGGATGACCCGCACGATGGTGTTCAGCATGTTGGACGAGGCCTCGAGGTTGTCCATGAAGACGACCGTGCCGTGCTCGCCAAAAATGCGAATGGTCTCTTTCACGCTGCCGAGGTCGTCGATCACCTCGCCCTGCGGCAGCTTGCCAGCCAGTTCTGCCTCGATGGGCCCGGTCGGCCCCACACCGAAGAACGGAAGGATGTCACCAGTTGGCGCGTACTCAGCGATACCGGCGGTGAAGGCGGCGGTCTTGCCGCCCAGCAGAATGACACTCAAAGGTCGCCTCCCAGCTCTTTGACAAATTTCTGGATGCCCTCGCGAGCTGCGTCGTCGTCATTGGGGTGCCACGCATCGTACACGCGGACGATGCCCTCGTGCTCACCCCTGCCGGTGACGGTAACAGTAACAACAAGCGAACCGGTCACGCACCGGTCGACGGTTGCATCGCATAGTACGCGCTTCATGGGATGTGGCCTCCTACATCTTCAGGAGCGATAAATTCACATTCCCGCTGTGATGTCAAATGCCATAGAGCGAGGTGTCGGTGTTGCCGGTAAACTTCTGGACGTCCTCAAGCTCGGCCATGCGCTCAGGTGCGCGGGTCAGAAGGCCGATCTGGCGCAGGTGGCCCACGCTCATCGAGACGGTGTCGACGAGGTCGTCGTTCTTGCCCTTGGGGAAGACAGAGCACTGCCGGATCACAAGCTCGGCCCAGTCCTTGTCCGGGGCATAGACCATGCCCTCGGCGAAGATGTGCTGGACGGCATACAGGCGGGCCATCTTGTCGAGGGTCTTGGGGTCGTACATCTGCACACCGAAGTCCTCGCTGGCCATCAGGCGGCGCACTTCCTGCGCCACGCTGTGACCGGCGGCCTTGTTCTCGATCAGAAGCTTGTCGACCTTCATGCGGCTGCAGGTCGACATGACCTTCTCGGCCAGCTCATGCAGCTCCAGCTTGGCCTGCCATGCATACATCAGCATGAGCTTGGGTACCGGCCCAAGGCTCTCGGACTGGTAGCTGGTGCGCAGTTCGATGGTTCGGCCGTACCGGTCGACCGAACGTGTGGCTTGCACCTCATCCGACCCGGAAAACACGCCCCAGACCGTCAGGGCGCTGAAGTCGTTCTCGGCCTTGGTGGTGTATGCTGTATCGAGGCTGGCAATGACGTACTCGATGCCCGGGTATTCCTTGCGATCCCACAGCTGCCACCAGTGGTCCTTGATGATACCGCCGCCGCGAGGCTCGGGCTGCTGCTGGAACTGGCCCGCTGTAGCGTACGGACCCATCGCCGCTTCGTCCCGGTCGACCACATCCTCGGGGAAGCGGTCAGGGAACAGAAGCTCACCCTCTTCCTCGCGCGGATCGGCGTAACCGAGCATGGTGGCGCTGGCCCGGGTCGGGTCGTAGCGCATGGGCAGCATGATGTGGTCATAGCCCATGGCGTTCGACAGGATCACGCCCGAGACGTCCTCCTCGTGCAGGCGCTGCATCACCACGACAATGGCCGATCTGTCTGGGTTGTTCAGGCGGCTTGTGACAGCTTCCTTGAACAGCTGGGTCACCGTGTTGCGCTGGGCATCGCTGTTCGCGCCGCTGACGCTGTGCGGGTCGTCGATGATGACGCGGTCGCCACGATAGCCGGTGATGCCTTCAAACGCGCAGG